GAAAGAATCTGGATGACTAAGTTGAAAGAGAATAACAGACATGCAGATAAGATAGTTAATGGGTTTGGTATTAAATGACATTCATTGTACCTGAATATACATGTAAGCATCCTATATTTCCTCATTATAATAATGTTGATGTAATGTATGATGCTTTAAACAATGGGTGTGAGCAAAAGGATTGGTATGCTTACCTTGATTTTATAAGTGACAATCAATTTGACTTTGGAGGTGGATGATATATAAGATAGTTGAAATAGATTTATGACTGACTTAGGATTAGATGCATCTCAGGAGACAAGAATCACAGTGATGCAATTGAAAATAGAAAGATTGGAGGAGAAACAAGATGAGTTACGTGAAAGATTGAAGGTTGTAGAGAAGTGGGTGATAGGTGCAGCAGCAGTATTAGCAGCAGGTACTACAGTCATAGGATTTGCAACTAACATATCTAAGGCATACTTGTAAAATGTATCAGGTTTTACAAAAGAACTTGACTATATAGTTTTGGTATGCTAACATACTAATACGTTCAACCCACAAGGGTCGCAAGTAAGTCACGGAACGGGGCGTTCATCCTCCTTCGACGAGGACGCAAATGACTAAAGGAACGGGGCTAAAAATCCAATTACTTTAGGAGTAACACAATGGCACAAGTCACTTACCGTGGTGTCAAGTATGACACTGATACACGCAAAGCAACAAGCACACAACAGGTTCAAGAAACCTATCGTGGTGTTAAGTTCCAAAAAGAACTTGCTTCTGCATAAGGAATGAGGAGGGGTTTACACTCCTCCTTTTTTAATGTATACTTATAAAAAAGGTATAGATATGACACTTCACATGAGAGAACAATTAATAAGAGCTGTGCTTGCTCATGCTCAAGGTGAGATTGAAAAGCATAAGGTTAATGTTAATGTTTATCTTGAGAATCCTGTAGGTATAGGAGAGCATTCAGACATTACAGAAGCAATCCAAGAAGAGTTGGATAAGATTGCTAGGTATCATGATCAGATAGAAGTAGTCAATAAATATTTTTCAAGAAATGGATAGAGATAAATTAAAACTTATAGTTAAGAATCTAAAGCTGCTTGTAGATTCTTTAGAGTCTGAGATTTATTCTGATGTTGATGCTTATAAATACGAAGATATAGTCCCTCATCTTACAGACTATGATGAAGTCTTTGATGATGATGGATATCCAGACTAGAATGAATGAAGGACAAGAAAGCAGCAAAGAAACTACTTAAACTAGCAAAGAAA